TTGACGAACTTGGAGGGCGGTGACAATTTCCGAGCCGTGTGACAGGCGGACAAAGCCTGCTTGGTTTGTAGCCTCTGGGTACCAAGTTGTCAGCGATTCTTGGTCAGACCAGCGAATCAGCATTGGGTCAAGTGTTGTTCCGCCAATCTCGTTAGTGCCAAACACAATTGTGAATCGGCTTGCATCAGACACGATGAAGTAGTTCTGAAACAGTGGAACGTAGGCATCCGCACCGCCAAGAGACGACACAGGAATCATGCGGGTAGAAACATAAGCCGTGCCAGAACCAGAAGCCGTGCCAATAATGGCAGGGCCAAAGAATGTGGCTGACAGCTCAAACGTGTTTGCGGTGCTATCTGCATTGACAACGTAGTACACGGAGCTTGTTGTAAATCCTGTAGGGAGCGTACCGTTTGTTTCCAATCGAACAGCTGTGCCGTCGATCAAGCCACCCGGAAATTCAAACACAGTTGGGCTGAGCATAGTCTGCGTACCGGACTGAGAACCAGTGGTGTCGATGTCAGCGCCACCCAAAGTCAAAGACAATCGGCACTTGTGCGTCCCATCCACTCCAGCGTTCACCACGTAATATGTTGCCGTTGTGTTTAAACCCGTTGGCAGTGCACCAGTTGTTGTCAGTTTTACAGGGGTTCCGTTTGGTAGGTCATTTGTACCGGGCAAAGTTACAACAGCAGGTGATGCAATGGTCACGGTAAAAGTCTGAGACTCGTTGGTCACAGAATCAAATGCAACGTCATTGACACCGACAGAACCGTTCCAGTAATAAAGAGGACCGCCTTTATAACCAGCAATCAGGTTCTGGCCAAAGTTCATTGCGTTCCATACGCGCGGCATAGCAATTGACGATTCGCCATTACCCCAAGTGCCAGCGCCCCAAGTGCCAGCGCCCCATCCAAAAATAGCCGACACAGCATCAGTGCCAGCAGCAATTTCGTAATAGGCAGAAACCAAAGAGCCTCCAGTGCCGGTGTCATATGCAGTTGCTGCTACTGGTGCGTCAATGGTGTAAGTGTTACCGTCAATAACGGTCAACTCAAAGTTGCTATTCAATACGGCAGCCGTAATACCTGTCTCAAGCGCAAATGTCTGGGTGCCTGTACCGGCATCAGTGATGTTGATTGGAGAACCACCATTTGTGTTTGCAAGCTGACAAGTTGTACCTGTGGCATTGATGACGTAGTAACGCGTGTCCACAGCCAGACCGCCCGGCGCGGTGCCAGTTGTAAAGACTTCAAGCTGAGTTCCGTTGGCCAAGGCAGTTGTGAACGTAATGAAGTCTGTACCAGCGTCAGCCGTATATGTCTGCGTGCTTAGTGCAATAGCGCCACGGAAAGAAACAAAGTCACCCGTAGCCCCACCATGCGCAGAGTCAGTCACCGTAATGGTAGTAGAAGCAAGTGTGTGCGTGCCTGATTGCGTACCGGTAGTCGTAATTGGCGTACCGTTTTTTGTAAGCGCAAGCTGACATGTATTTGTGGACGAGTTCACCGCGTAATAAGTTACGCCAGTTGATAAACCTGTGGGCAAAGAGCCTGTTGTGGTGAACGTAAAAGCTGTGCCGTCAACAATAGGGTTCAAGGTGGCAGCAGTAAGGACTGCCGGGTCAGCAATCGTTACGGTAAATGTCTGAGGAGCAATAGCAACAAACGGGCCGCTCAAAGGCGTATTGCCTGTGGTTGCTCGGATCGGGGTAACGTCGTAGTAACCGAGACCCTGCTCAACGTAGTATTTGTTGTTGGTTCCGATACCAATCCAGTCCACGCCAGCCAGCGAAGACCAGCTCCACAAAGAACGGCAAGTGCCTTCGTATCGGGCACTAGAAATCTCATCCCAGCCACCGATCTTTTCTGGAGTGCCTTGGCGGAAACGGACTTTGTTGCCGTCATACCACCCACCCTCGCTGGTATAGCGTGTGTTCTCTCGGTTTACACCGGGCTTAAAGAGGATTTTCTGTAAAGGCATGGCGGCATTTTCCCACTAAGACAGGCATCAGGCAAGCGCAGAGCTGCCATCAAATACTTTGAGCGCCAAGGCCGTATGGGCCACGCGATCATCTAGACCAATTGTGCCACCGTTAATCTTCTTGGTAAGACCAACCCAGTTCATAGCATCGGCCAGTTCGTTGCAACCGTGGGTGCTCCAGAACCATCCTGCCGTCATCAAGGCATACAGCGGTGTGGCCACCAAATCTGGGTCAGCAACAAAGTCAACACCAAGGGCTTGTCCGGCGTGGTAGTACGAGCTATGCCCAGTTAATTGGATTGCCCCGCGCCCGCGAAAACGGTACCCATCCCCAGACGCTTCATCTCGGTTTCCCATACGGTTTGCGTAAACGCTGTTGGCAATTTTTCGCGGATTGCGCTCGTACTGCTTGGCAAACTCCAGAGTTGGAAAACGCTTGGGCCACAGCTTCATCAAGGTCTCAGCACGGTAGTTCAGGTTCTCTTCAAAGATTTTAAAGTTGCCGCACTCATGGCCACACTGCCCCAAGAACGCAGCTTGCTTACGGTCTGTGTCAATCTTGAACTTGATGAACGTGGCGTTGAGCGGGTCTGCCAAAGCAGGATCAATGTGCAGGCGGCTAAGTTGTGCAGGGGTAATCATTTGAGTGTGTTCCTTACGGCTTCGTAGCGGTCGATGCAGGAGTTGAGTTCGATGATGGCCCGGTCTCCTTCTGCGACGAGCCTGATAAGGTCTTCAACAGTCTGTCCGTCAAGTTCGGCTCTCTCTTGACCATCGTTGGAGGCAGAGGTGGAACATCCACCCTTGGAGGTGATGGGGACGTACAGCCTTGGGCGAGAAGACAGAATCCCAGAAAGCTTAGTTTCAAAAGCCTGCTTCGTGTCGGCATCTTTGGCATCTTGCTCATCCTTCTGTTTGTTCATTTCCGTGTTGAGGCGCGCTATCTCTAGGGCATCCTCCATCTCCTTTTGTGCATAGCCAGCATGGTGGCCGTACAGGTAGGCACTCAAAGCGACAGCTATACACCCCAGAATCATCCAAGGGTTTGGCATCACGCGGACTCCAGTTTGGCTGCGGCTCGCTCATGCGCAATTTCCTCTTTAGCTGGGTCTACAAAATCAGGAGGTGTGGTTGGAGGAGGAGGCGCACGCCATGTCTCATCCAGTTCTGGGTTTTTGAAACCGTTGAAGTCAAAACCAAAAAGGCCCGACGAAGCCGCAGGCGCTGGGCTAACACTAGGCGCTGCGGCTACTTGCTGTGGGGGTTGCACCTGTGCGGTTGCGATGCGCTCGGAAATGGCCTGCACGCCCTTCTTTGACATGACGCCACCAATACCGCCAACGATCAACAGAACAATGTCGTTGAGCATTTTGGCAAAGGCTTGGTCCATAGGGGCCATGGACTTCAGTGGCTGGGTAACGTAGGCCAAGCTGTACAGCATGAACATTACGATGCCGGCCAAGATGATGGTGACGATGATGACGACTGCGGCCCAAACGCGGACCTCAATCTCTTCAGCGGTCAGACGATGCTGCTGGTGCTGGCGCATGTGTTTTCTCCAATACAGGTGCTACGAGGTAATCAGGGCAATCTTGAGTGAATAGGCAGTCTGGTCGCTGGCAACGTTTCTGCGGCCAGTTTGCGGGGTCTTGGCAATGGTAACGGTAGCGCTCTTCACAGGCAGCTAGGCTACTCAGGACCAACAGGATCGCGGCGATTTTTTTCACGTTTCTTTTCCTTCTCTTCCAGCCTAACCACAAGCGCGTTGACTTTCTTTAGCTGCTTGTCAGTGTGAATGATGACGAACGACAGCATCACCAAACAAAAGATGATGAGCGTAACGATGGCCACCCAGAACCAAAATTCCCTCATAGAGTGAAATACATTCCAATCACTTGAAGAGCCCCCATTGCTATTGCGATCACGTAGGTCACCTTGGCGATCAGGATTTCTTTGCGGTGTTCTAGTCGCCATCGGCTGTCCCGTTCCCTTTTTGCTTTCAGCTCACGAGCAACCTCCTGCTCTTCCAAAATCTCATCGTACTTGGACAGAAACTCTTTGTACATCGAACCCAACCCAAGAGACTCTGGCGTGCCATAAATCATGGACTGCTTGAGCTGGGCAGACAGTTGGTCCATCTGCCACTGAATCTCTATGCGGTCGATCGCACTATCGGCAACTTTGTCGGTGGTCAAGGCCAGCTCGTCTAGTTCTCGGCAGTGTGCTTTGAGATGCCTCATGGCTTCAAAGTAGACCTTCAAATTCTCACAGATGTCGTGCACCGCACGCGCTTGAAACTCCTCATAACTTAGTTCTGGCTCTGGCTCTTGCTTGATTTTCTTTATCTTTTTAGGCTCATCCACCACTGCGGGAAGCGGCGTGGGTGCTGGTGTTTTGTTATCTTTGCCGCCAGATAATAAACCTGTGATCCAACCCCAGATGCCGACAACCTCTTTGTAGATTGCCTTAGCGTCT